GAGTCGCATCCGTTTATCGATGGAGTCGTAGCTATTGGTTGTTGAGAGCCAGCAAAGATGCCAACCATCAAGGTTGGGCAGTTTGGGCAATGCGGATTGTGTCCATTCCTCGCTCCACATGCGGCGACGTTCCTGCGTGGAAATGAACTTTTCTTCAGGGGCTGCTCGGCTGCCGTCCTCGTTTGCACGAGTTTCGCGCTGACCGGTTCCTAGAGATTTCTTGAGACGTGATTCCATGATTAGTTACTCCGTTGGGTTGATCGTGCTTGCTCTGCGTATCGCTTAATCATCTTGGCGCGCTTTTCGGGGTTGTCCCACATACCAGCGTCCTTCATCGCACGCACCTGTTCGGCGGTAAGCGTGAAAGTACGGTTTGTGCCCCCGTAAGCGGCTGATGCTTCGCGTCCTGAGCTTCCCACGGTGTTCCTTGGAGTCCTGTTAGGTGAATCACGTCGGTCTGACGATTCATTATACCTATGGGGTAATCTTTTTTGCAAGCGATTGTCTAATTCGTCCCAATAATCCGGCGTGCCGGGGTTCCAGCCCTCTTTTACAAGGTCTTCGTCAATCACTTTGGCAATTTTGCTGTCGGTGTCGGACAGATCCGGCTTGTACCAGCCATTGCGCTCAATCCATTGGGCGGCGTGGCGCTGCACACCGTGGTCAATAGGCGGTTTTTCCTGCGCTGGGCGCTCCGCTTGCTGCTTCAGGCGACCCAACTGCTCAACTTTCTGCCGCGCCTCGTACAAAGCCTCCTGAGCGGCCACAGCGGCCTCCCCATCGCCTGCGCTAGTGGCCTCGGACAGTTTCATCCGGTGGTATTCCACCCGAACTTGCTCGTCGTCAATGGCTTTTTCCAATCGGGCCATGTCCGCGCCTTGCGTGCGGCGCTCAACTTGGGACAGCCGAGCGGCCATTTCCTCATTTTGGCGCTGCAAAATCTGCAAGCGGACGTCTTTTTCCTCATTGGTTTTGCGCACCAAGTCGCGTTTGGACCGGCGGCGGGCTCGGCGGGCTGCCCGCATGGCCTCCGTGTCGTCCGGATGGTCGCCATCCTCGCCTTCGTCGCGGGATTCGTTGCGGGACTCATTGTTCCCGCCGTCATTGCCATCTTCTGCGGGCAGCAGGTTCTCCGGCAGTTCAACTGTGGCTGTGCCGTCACCGCTTTCCTGCACGTACAGCGGCTCTTCTTTCATTTGTGTGGCCATGGTATCTCCTTAGACGTAGGCTTTGAACGACAACGGGTTGTCGGTGACCTTGGCAATCAGCTCGTGATCGTTGATGGTCATGAAAAGGACCGGGTTCAGGTCTCCGTTTTCTTCGTTGATGGCTGGCCGCTCCCAGCGGTCTCCGCCCCAGCGCGGCACACGGACGTAATCTCCGATTTCCGCCCAGCTTCCTTCAGGCCATGAGGCCATCGTGTCCTTGTTTTTGAATGCCAGCGGTCCAATGGCCACGACCTTGCCGATCATGTTGTTCCATTTTTCGTTTTCCTTGGTTTCTTCCACCAAGATGATCTTGCCTGCGTTCTTTTTGATGCGACGTAGCTGGACGATTACTCGGCCACCATAGGGCGCTTGGCCCGGTTTTACGTCTGGAAATGCCCACGCCAGCTCTGTCGGGTCAACTTCCGTCTGATCCCCGCTCACCACGGGAATTGGTTTCTCGCTCATGCTCACTCCTAGTTACACAAACCATATTTCAGGTTCAAAATGCGCATATTTCAGCGCGGCTTAGGGCCTCTCGGCCTTATTCGTTCTCGGCGAGTTTTGCGTTCAAGCTATCCATCACCCACTGCAAGCCCTGATACTCGCCAACCAGCCGGTTGTACGAGTCATAGTTGCCCACAGGGTTATCCACAAGCGACAGCCGGATCTCGGCTTGCCGCTGTTTTAGCATATGAATCAGGTCTGATATCACTTATTCTTCTTAGCGATATGGCTCAGACCACCGGCGGGCTTGGCTGGGGCCTTGCTCTCGCCTTTGGTTTGCATGGACTGGCCGGTAATCGGCACGCCCATCGCCATGCGCTTGTGCTGACGCACGTCAACGCTCTTCTGTTCTGCATCACTGTTGGCCATTTGGTACTCCTTGGGGTGCAGCCGGGGCTGCGGGTTGCGCGACGGGTGCCGCAGGTTGAGCCATCTGCTGGATGGTCTCGTGGGTTAATTTGGCATTCTCAATGGCGACCTTGGTGTCGTTGTCCATCTTGTGCTTGGTGATGTCCGCTTGCATCTGCTGGACGTCGATTTGCACGTCCTGCTGGTCCTTGGCGGCCTTGCGCTGTGTCTCGGCCATGGCGGTGTCCTTGACGACCTGCGCATCGGGCGGAAGCTGCGGTGGTGGCATGCTCTGCTGCAACATCTGCTGGAGCTGTTGGATCTGCGGCAAGATCTGCGAGAACACCTGCTGGCTGTCCAATGCGACGTGCTGGCCCACGGTGGCGTAGAGCTGGTCGATGATGCCGGTTAGGTGCGGGTTGTCGTAGTCGGTCACCGGCTTGCCGCCGCGCAGGTTGGCCACGTAGCCGTTCATGCGGTTCAAGTACCACAGGGTCATGTGCTGCTTGATGTGCTCGATGCAATTGGGCAGGAACTGCGGGGCGATGAAAGGGTTCGCACCAAAGGACGGGTCCATGGCAAACATCAGGTGGCCTTGGATGTGCGCCAGATGATCCTGCTGCATGTATGCATAGGACGGCTTGCCGATAGACATGGCAGCGTTTTCGTCAGCCAACGTCCGTTGCTCGGGCGCTGGAACGTCCTTCATCAGCTCGGAGATGTTCGGGATCTTGATCTGCTTGAGGAAGCGCTCTTCCACGGCCTTGGCGTCATATAGCTCGGGGTGAGCGTCCGCCCGTTGCAGCACGGCCTGCATCTGGGCCATGCGCTGGGTCTCGCTGAAAATGTGCGGGTCGGACACCGGGATGACATCGGTGTTGCGCTCAAAGTCCTCGCGCTCAATCTCCAAGTCCTTGATGACCTCGCCCTTGCGCATCTCGTCGAAGTGCCAGCGGTTCAGGCGGCACAGGACCTTAATTAGGCGGGCTTGCGACTGGTGCAGGCGGGCATGAATAGCCGAGTAGACCGCCGCGCCCTGCTCAATCAGCGCCTGCGTAGTTCCAACCGGGGCGTTGCTGGTGACGTCGGCGATCTTTTCTTCGCTGGTGGTCACCACGCCCTTGGCGGCATCATCCAGCCAGCCCAGCAGCTGAAACAGCACTTGCGACGGCGGGTTAAACGGCATGGGCATGGCGATCTTGCGGATGTCGTCCACGCCGGGCGCGCCTTCAATCTCGGCGACCTGTGTCACCTCAATCTGCTGGGTCTGGCCGCTGATCTTTGCGCCCTTGAGCTTCAACATGGTCGCGGCGTTGTTGATGTGCGCCGAGTCCAGCAAGGCCCGCAGAGCGCCGGTCAGGGCGGCAGACAAGCCGCCAATCAGATGCGGCAGGCCGATGGCATATGCGCCGCGCCATGGGATGAACTTGAACTCGATGATCCAATCGAGCTTGGTCATCGTGTCGTCGCCCTCTTCCCAGTTGCGGTACAGGCCGATAACTTCGGAGCTCTGCTCGTCCACCATCATGATGTACGGGGCCATCTCGCCCTTGGAGAACTTGTCGTCTTCAAACTCCAAAAACACGTAGATGTGGTAGACCTTGCGCAGGCCGTCCTCGTTGTCTTGGAACTGCTTGCCCTCAATCTTGTTGTTGGCTGACTGCGGCCGGGTAGGCTCGGGCTCTTGGCCACTGGTCAAGTTAGAGCCGCCGATGTACATGCCGCTGGCCACGCGCCGGTTGTACTCCCACTCGGTGATCTCGTGAACCTCGGCTGCGCGCTGTGCAGTGTAGAAGTTGGTGGCCGCAAACGGCAAAATAATTCTGTCGATGGGCAAGAATTCCACGGTCGGGCGCTTCTTCTGCTCGTCGTACCAGATCTTCAGGAACTGCGATCCGCCCAGTGGTAGCTGAGTCAGCATCTGCTCCTGCTCGTCGCGGAACTCTTCAATCTGCTCGGTAATCTGCCAGTTGAGGAAGTCGCGCTTGCGCTCGGCGCGCTGCGTCTTCAGATCGTCCACCGTTCCGATGATCTTGGTGCGGACCGGGCCGTCCGGTGGGAACAGCTCCTTGATGGCGCGGGATGCAAAGTCCACGCAACCCTCGGCCATGACCGGGTGGACCACCTTGGATGCGCCGTAGAAGTTGGCCCCGCCGGGTGCATCTTTGCCCAACCCAGTGCGCTTCATGCCCTCTTCGTACTGCTTGTCGCGCTCCTCGCGGGCGTTCTTGTCCTTGTCCAGCAAATTGACGTAGCGCATGGCCAACGTATTCAGCTCATAGCTGTCCATGGTCTCAACCATGTTGGCATAGAAGTCGGGTGACTCTTCCGGGCCGGTGGTCTCCATGTTCACAATAGCCGATCCATCGGGCAGCTCAGTTACGTCGGACACGTCCTCGGGCAGCTCAACGTCCGCCGATCCGTCTTCGTTCAGCTCGGGGTCGTTCAGGTCGTCGTCTTGTTCTGCCATCATTTAACCTTTTTGGTAAAGTGTTTCACGCTCTCCAGCTCATAGCGCATTGCATCGAGGTTTGGTGAAACTGTAATTCGCTCTTTAGTGTAGCCCACGGGCTTGATGCGGCCGCCCTTGGCTTTGGTCATATCTGATTTACTGGTGTCATACGTTCCACGGTTGCCAATAGCTGATTTGATTTGGCTTGGATGAAACACAATAACTTCATGCGGATCGCCACGGCCATGCGGGTCTGCGTGAATGATGCTGTCGTAATCCTCTTTGACTTTGTCGGCCCATTCCTTGGGCATCAACTCAGGGAATTCTTTGCTGCCGCCTGCGTAGGCGGCCTGCGCCCACTCCAGCATGTCCTTGTCATCTAACACCATTGGTTTTTTGACTTGCACATGGACGGGCATTATTTGCACGCCGGTCTTCGGGTTCTTAGGGTCGCCAATGTGGTGCGCAGCAGGCAGGTGCGATGGATCAGCCCCTAACCAGATTGCGTGGCCGCTTATCCGGGGGTTGTGCCCGCCGGGCTTGAACTCATTAAAGTTTGCCGGTGTGGCGTGGTACAGCCGGTCTTTGACTTTGCTCTCTGACAGGAACTTGGCAAGGTTGGCGTCATGCTCTTTGCGTGACACTTTGCCGCCCTTGGCCTTGCCCTGCGATGCCACCCAATCCGCAAAAGTTGGCATTTGACTGGTGCGCACGTTCTTCATGGCCTCGTCGTATGCCTTGCTCAATGCAGACTGCTGGGCCATCTGTTCACGCAAAGCAGTAAGCTGTGGGCTCAATGGGCGCAGGGGCGGCACGGGTCCACCATCGGCGTACAGCGGTACACCGTTCTTGGTCACGTCCTCGCGCATGGCTTGGGTGATGGGGAACGTATGTCCTAGTACGTGTCCTATAGGATTTTCTTCTTCGTAAGCTTTTTTTACTGCGGAAGAATGCAATGGAAAACCGCTAGAAAACATTTCCCCGTTACGAAGTTCTATATTTCTTTTGGCAAGATAATCTGGAAATGACATACCCGCAATTGTTCCCAATTGCACTTTTGCGCCGTACTTCTTGCCAAACTGGTTTAGAAAGTTGGGCACGATCTTGTCGTAAAAACCCTTCATGCCTTCGCCACCAACCTTGAGGTCAAGACCAGACAATGTTCTTGCGTTTTTGTCGTACTTTGTTGGCTCACCTTCATTGCTCAAAATCTTTTTGGCCAATTCTTTGCCAACATGCGCTTCTAAATCTTGTGGCGTCAAATTTTGTTTTTCAATTATTGGAACATCTTCATGACTAAATGCTGATAGGTCATGTGTGCCATTTTTATTTTTTAGGTAAGTCAAGTCTTTAACATGTTTGGCCAGCCCATACCGATCCGCCTGCTCTTGCCCCGGCGTGATGGCGATGGCGTCATAGCCGTTGGCAGCGGCATGGTGAATCATTTTTTTGAGCGCCATCTCATGCCAATTTTTTTTGAACGGGGCATCGGGCACTTTGCCTGTCAGTTTGCCTTGTTCAGCAATCCTTCTTGCATAATTTTCGCTATATGTATCAGGTTCAATACTGCCATCTGACCATTTGATTCCATACTCATCTTCATCAACTTTGTAGGGCTCACCAGTCAATCTTTCTGATTGCCCCGCAGGTCGGTAACCATGCTCACGCCCCTGCTGATGCCAATCAGATTGCAGCTCTTCGATGTGCAGAATCTTTTTGTCTGGGCCTTTATTAGGCACCACGTCCAACGTGGAACGAAAATGTTCTGGATAGTTTTGTATCGAAGCCTGCGCTTCTTCTAGCGTTTTGTGATGGCGGCTCTTAAATCCCGATGTTTTGTTGCGCAAGGTGTAACCCATCTCGCCGGGAACCATACGGTCCTTAACGCGGACGCTGGCCAATATGTTTGGCGTGCCATCGAAGTGGTGCTCTACGCCCTTAAATGCGCCCTTTGGGTGCTGCAACAATATTTCACGGTAGTTGGTTCCGCCCGGCAAGGTGTATTCCTCGTGATGAGGCTCGTAGCCACCGTAGTCGCCACTCAACTCGTGCGTTTGAGGCACTACGGGCCGTTTGCTCTTCAGCGCCTCCATGAACTGCGCCCGCTCCATTTTGGGCAGGTTCATAAGCGCCTGTAGCCCACGGTCCTCGGCCTCCTGCGACTTGTAGCCGGGCATCTTGCTGAGTTCGGTCATGAACTCTGCGCCGGTCCCCTTTGGACGGGGCAGGGTCTGGGCCAGCCGGTCGATAGGGGAGTAGAAGGTCACAGTGGGCGCTCCTCAAGCTCGATGTCGTTTGTTGATCCGCCCGCCTTGAGGTGGCCAAGAATGGCTGACTCAGGAATCACGGATTCGTGCCAATCGTCTGGTCCCATTTGCATGCGCACCTTGTAGCCGGGCTCGTAAGGCGTGCGCTTGGTCTTGCCTGTGTCGGGGTCCTTGACGTGTTTGCCCATGCCCGGCCCCAACGTCGGGTGATCCTCTCGTACTGGGTTGTTGCCGTACAAAGTGCGGCTCAAAATCTTGTAAGGCGGCTTGTTCTTATCCGCCGACCACTTGGTGAACACATGGTGGCCTTTGTCATACTTAAACGGCATGGACTCCATCAGATTTTGCATGTCCCCCGCTTGTTTGCGAATAGCATCTCCAAGCGACTGGTGAAAGTCTTCCACATTCATCAAGGACTTGTTGGCCACCACGGGGGCCTTCATGCCCGATGACTTGGCCGCGTCGGCAATAGCCCTGCGCATCTCCTCGACCGTCCCGCCCTTGGACATCTTGGGCATGGTTGGACCGGGTTGACGTGGCATAGCCTGCGGGCTGGGGCGCATGGCCTGCATGGCTTGGCCTTGGGGCGTCAGCGACAGGATGTTGCTTTGCGGCTGGCCGGGCTGTGGCGGCGGCGCTCCGGGCGCTCCGGGGGGTGGCATACCTCCTTGCGGTGGCTGTGCGGGCGGTGGCCCACCTTGGGGTTGTCCGGGTTGCTGGGGCATCAACTGGTTGCCCGGCGTCAGGGGCTGGAAGTCCACGCCACCGATTGGCAAGCCAGCGCCATCGCCACCGTTGGGCGGCACATACGCCTTGATGGGCAGATCGGGGGCCTCATTGACGCCTACGTTGCGGATGTCCACCGAATCGGGGGTTTTGTGCAGCATGACGTGCGCCAGCATCTGGTCCTGCGTGGGCTCGACGCTGCCGCCATCGGCATAGCCAACTGTTCCACCCTCTGCCAATCCCATGCGCTCTTGGCCGGTCAGGACAAGGTCGCGGGCTTTTTCTGGAGGTATGCCCAATCGCTTGGCGGTCAGCATGATTTGCTTGGCAATCAGCTCCAGCTTAGGCGCTCCAATAGGAGTCGTCACGCCGGTCTGCGGGGAGAATGCACCCCATGCCCGAGCTTGCGCCGGGACCGACTCCAATCCCAATGGCTTGGCAATCTTCTCTGCCCACCACGGTCCAAGCGCCGACATCTCCGGCGTGGTCACGCTCTGGCCGGGGACCATCTCCTTGCCCTTCATCATCTTGGTGTTGCGGGTGTCGGCCAATCCTACGGCACGGCTCCAGTGCGCATCGCCCACCGGTGTCCGGGTCTGGAATCCAATGGCAGGCACGCCAGATGCCTCAATGTACATCGGCACTTTGGGGCTGCTCATGTCCACATTGCCAGCGGTCAGGAAGTTCTTCATGGGCACTGCATGGGCAGTCTTGTGGGCAAGGTGACCGGGCACTTCACCAAAATCTGCCGGTCGGTTGGGGTCGCGCTTGCCACCGTGCTTCACAAACTCGTCGAACCGGCCCTGCCGTTGCAGCCAGTATGCCAATGATCCTCGGGGAATTTCGGTGTTCACTTCGCTGGCCGAGGAGGCCATACCCATCAGGGCATTCATTTTTTTGTACTCTTCGGCGGCTTTTTGCGGCCCGACTAGCTGAACCATGTGCTCAAACATTGGGTCCATGTAATACCACGGGTCCATGCCATGCACTAGCCCTTGGTGCTTACCGGCTTCAGCCATGACATCCAACAGGCGCTGCTCATTGCGCTTGTTCATCACGCCTTCGGTTGATTCCGATCCTCGGGGGTTGGCTGCTGCGCCGGGCAGCATTCCAAGGTGCGGCATACCTTTTCGGTCTTTGGCTGCCTCATACATATCGGCACGGGTCACGCCAAATAATTGTTTGAGTGCCGGGTCCTCGGGAGCGACTCGGGATGCGGCCATGGCGGCAACTTCATCGGGTCTGCCGTAGACGCCGGGGTAAGCCATGCGCTGGGCATTCTTGACGGTCTGGTCACGCTTGGTAGGGGCTTTACTCAGCGCCTGCTGCATCTGCTCAATGGGTGGTTCCATGGCTCGGTCCTATGGTGATGGCGCGCATTCTACGCGGCGTATGGATTTTCCCTGCTACGGCCACCAGCGTCAATGTAGTCTTCTTCATCCACCCACTCGCGGGGGAAGTCGATGGTCAGCCACCCGGCGTCGCGCAGGTAGCGCAGGGCTTGGCTCATGGCGTCCACGAAGTCGTCGTGGGCGGTTTCCGGAAAAGAACAGATCTGACTGACCATGCCCTCGGCCCAGTCTCGCACAAACCCTTTGCGCTTGCTGGACTCTGGAACCCAGACCCGCCCGGCCTTGATGATGTTGGAGACGATGGACAGGCGCTGGATCTTGTCGGCCTTGCCCGGATTCCACGGGATTACCGGCAGGCCAGCCCGGCGCAGGTCTTGGATCAGGCTGATACCGGCGCTCTTGTCCTCGATTAGCAGGACGTCCACGCGCTTCTTTTCCTTTCCGTCGCCGTACACGGTCTCATACTCGTCCACGATCTTGGGGCGCAGGTCAGGGTATTGCAGGCGGTCCTGCCAGCAGTCGATCACCATGACGCACATGCCGCCGTCCATGGGCTTGAACACGCCGAAGGTGATATGGGCGGTCGGGTCGTTCTGGGTTTTCTCGCTGGTGGCCACATCCATGGACTGGACGATGTACTCAAACTTGGGGAAAGCCTTGCCGTCCGGCCACAGGCGGAACCAGTCCCGCTTGACGATGCCGCCCTCCTCGGGGTCGATGATCTCGGCGTGGATCTCCTGCCGCCCAAGGTTCGTGCCCTCATAGCTCAAGATTTGCTTCTGGAACGATGGCGCGAGGTTGTCGATGTTGCTGTAGGTGCTGGCGCGGGTGATGACCACGTCGTCGCCTTCACGGGCAATCAGGTCCATCACAACATCTTTTGGTTTTGGCGTGGTGGACGCGATGATTCGGGTCTGCTTACCAAGCCGGATGCCGAACTGGAGCATGTCCCAGCTCTCTTGCAGGTACTCCCATGCGGCCAGCTCATCCAGCCATGCGCCGTGGAACTGTGGACCACGGAAGCGCTCGGGCTCGGACGCCGGGATGCCCTTGATAAGGGAGCCGTTGATGAGGGTCAGCTCATGCAAAGACTTGTTGTAGTCCCTGACCAGCTCAGGCGGGATGACGGCAATCAGGCCGGAGTCGCCCTCATAGCAGGTTCCGCGCAGGTCAGCGGATGTCGGGGCGGACACCAGCCACCGGGTTCCGGGCTGCTCCCATGCCCACCAAGCGATGTTCTCGGCGGCTGCGCGGGTCTTTCCGGCTCCACGGCCTGCGCACATCAGCCAGATGGACCACCAGTCGCCGACGGGCTGGATTTGATGCCGGTGGGCGGCGATGATCCACTTGGCACGCCATGCGAACGCAATGCGATGGCTTTCCGGTAGCTTTGCGAACTGCTCCCGAATCTTGGGGTCGCGCAGGATGTCAGCTAGGTTGCCCATCGAGCTTGGCCATGGACAAGTGCTTCAGGACCTCGCCGAATACGTCAAAGCTGGCCTCGACCACCAGCGGGTTCTTGTCGTCACCAGCCACCACGGTGCGGTTGCCATACTTAGCCGGGCTCCAGCAAGCCAGCAACTTTAGTCGGGTCTCGATGCGGTTCTTCTGCCACGAGATGTAGGCGCTGCTCAGATCAATGCTCAGGACCTCGCCGGTCTTCTTGTCAATCAGCTCATTCACCTCTGGCCGCTCGTCGGCAATCTCCAATGCTTCCTCAGCCAAAGCCTCATACCCGGCTTCGCGAGCGCGCGCGACCTGTAGGTAAAGATCTTTGTCTTTTGCCAACCAGTCATACATCACCGTCCAATGCGGCATGTGCTCATCCCTACAGATTTTCCGTAGCGGCTCTCCTGCGCTCAGGCGTTGGGCAATCTCTGCTGCGAGTTCTGGGCTGTATTTGGATGGGCGGCCTAGTTTCTTTTTCGGGGCCACAGGCGCGTTTTGGGTGATGGTTGGTAGGTTGACCTCAACCGGCTCGATTTCGAGCGTCTCGGGCCGTTTGGATGGCTTGGCGGTAGTTTCTGGCATGGTTAATCCTTATTCCTATTCGCTCCAGTGTAACAAGTTGTTGGCGGCTGGCCTCGAACCCAGCGCATACCCCTGCCGGGGCTGTTCTTCCCGCCGATGCCTCGGCCCACCTTGTGGTGGATTCTCTGAACTACACCAACACGGCTGAAGACTGGCTTTTTCTTGCGGCTCCGTCTATCACAGCAACATGCCGAAACCAATCCTCATGCGTGTTAGCCCCATTTTTCAGGGGCGCGGGTATTATAATACGAAGTTATTCCTGCGATGTGCCCATCACCCGGCGCTCCATAGCCCTGTTCGCAATTTTAAGGGTCCGAATCTCCTCCTTCTGGCGCTCCACGGTGCTGGTCAAGTGCTGGATGCGGCTCATGGCGTTGTCGATCCAGTTTGAGACCTCGGCTGGCATGTTGTAAACCTTATCGGTTTTTACTGGCTGTACCGGTATCTCAGGCAAAACCTTTGTGGTTTTCTTTGTGGTGGCCATATCAGTTTCCTTTGTTGTTGATCATGTGTTTTTCTCCAAAACAATACGTTCGAGCACTTTCATGGCATTGGCAATGTCTTCCACCAGATAGTCGGGAAGCCTTCTGCTGTCGGGCTGGCTAAATGCCCACGATTCCAATGCGCTCAATAATTTGATGACGTTCAGGGCTTCTACTTTAGTCATGTGTTCTTCTCCTTGCAAAAATGCTCGGCGGTTTTGATAAGCCAATCAATGTTTACTGCCTCTTGTTCTTCTCCATCAGCATTGGTTTCTTTTTCGTAGGTCATCAATTTGATGCGCTCAATATCTGCATCCGTCAACCCTACCCATTCGCGCTTTGGTGGGGTGGTGTAAAACGCCATGCCAACCGGCAAAACCATTGCAGGGTTTAACGGCGCAACTACAAACCTACCGTTATAAGTTCCCGTCACATATGCTATTGGTTCCTGCGCTGGCAGGGATGGGGTGGCCCTTGCCTCCCACACAGAATTAGCCCATATCTCAAGCTCTTGACACTGCAATTCTTTTGTCGACTGCTGCGCTAGCTGCGCATCAATATGCTCTAAGCATTTGCGTAAAGCAAAATACAAGTTGCCATTGTCAACTTGAGAATCTAGCGTCCCGTATTCAGCAGCAATTCTTCTGGCCTCTAACAAATTTACAGGCTCCTGCGCTACACCGCAATCACATGGCCCCGCAGGGTATGCTGGCCCGTTGTGTACCGCACAGTCTGACCAGTGCAACTTGTCCGCAGCCATAGCCCTCTTAGCGGGAAATCCGCCGCCTTGTCTGCGCTCGATGTCCTCAAACGCTTCATCCTCTGGTGTCTTCATAGCATTCCATTCTTTAGTGTGATGCAAGTGCCTTCAAGTTGGGTGACCATCTGATTGCCCTTCAAAGCCATCTTGCGCAAGTTTTCTTTCTGGTCATCGAGTGCGGCCCGGCATTCAGCTTCGCGGGTGTAGTACCGCATGGCCTGCACGAAATCGCAGTGGCCGTTCATGCACACAAACAGGACCGGGATGTAGATGATTTGGATCATGTGATGGCCCACCATACAACGCTGCATATCACTGAGACAAACATCACAAAGCAAAAAATGGCGATGATGGTCTTCATCAAGTCGATGAAGAAGTCACCACCAGCGTCAGTGTCATCGTCGTCGTTCATACCTTGTTCTCCTCGCTTGCCATCGTGTAGGAGTCAACCAAATTACGCAGGTACACGTCATCCCCCGCAATCAACTTGGCAATGCGTATGCGGTCACGCTCTAAAGCCTCAAGGGTAGCTGTCTGCACGGGTTCTTCAGTTCCCTCCATCACCATTTCAATGCAGATGGTGCGGGCGTGAAACGCACCCCGTGTGTATGCCTCCATAATATTTTTTTCTTCAAAGTTCATTCCGCATCCTTTCATGTCCAGCCTAGCAGCTTGGTTGTGTTCTCAATCTGCTCAGGTGTTGGCTTGTGGTACATAGCAAAACTCGTGTGCGGGTTTGCTTGCGCGTACAGAATCCAGTAACCAACAGGTGATGGAGGCTCCCACATTTTGTATGAAACTGGATTAAGGATGGCGTGAATGTTGGTGGTCATTTTGCCTCCCTTGCTTTCAGCATTGCGTCTGCTTGTGCATATGCAGCACGGGCGGTTGCATCCGGCATCATGTCTTGCCGCCAATCGGGATCTGAACAATACGCCTGCAAAGCCAGCCCAGCGTAGTGGTCACGCAAGGTCATGTCGCGGGCAAAGCCGCCGGTCTTTTGCATCCATGTTGGGTCGATGGGTGTGGTGTCTTCTTTCATGGCCAAAAATCCTTTCACTTGTTTATTAACGCGTTCGCCTAATTCTTCCCATTGCTTTTTGTCTTCGGGGCCCGGACTGAGTGAAAGTCCTATTTCTCCCAATGCTTCAACAATTTCTTCTAAACACTTTTTACCAAAGGTGGGCAATTTCAATAAATCGCGTTTTGACATTTTGGTGAGTTCGGCCAAATTTTGAATGTCGTTTCGATATAAAGCGTAATAGCAACGCGTTGATATAGGCAAATTTAAGATTTCATTGTCCATTTTCATATCTGCTCCTCAATTGCTGCGGACAATTTGGCCTTGTTTTGCTCGTAGATGGTGTCGAACACGATTAACGCGCCCGCTCTGCTGATGGTTCCGTCCATCATCCTTATGATGATTGCGGCCAAACACGCTGGCGGTATCAGGGCGCTCATAACCTGCCACTTTTGGTCTTCGGTCATTTGCACTCCTTGGTGAACATGGATGCCACGGTGTGGCACTTGGGTTGATAGGTGGCGTAGCCCATGTAGAACCCCACCACAAGGATGGTGCATACAAGCCCAATGAGGGCAAACAGGTCGGCGATGTATCTCATATCAAGTATCCATCCCTTGCTGCATATTTAGCAGCCCGCTTGCCAAATTTCAGCGTCTGCCACGAATCCTTGCGGCAGGTCCCAGCCCGGATCATCTTGTTCTGATATTCCATAGTGCAGTCATCGCAGATGGTGGACATCTCACCGGCTAACTTGGCTAGCATCTTCCATTCCACAAACTCTTCAACTGCAAAGCATCTTGGGACATCGTCATAGGTCACTGGAAAAAATATACGGCGTGCTTCAATCATGCATCCTCCATTTTGGACATCAAATCTTCAATGGCTGCTTGCTCAGTGGAGCCGAGCCCAAGCGGATCACCGGGTTCGTAGCCATCAAGGCATGCCTCCCAGTCAAGTTCAGGGGTGTATTTTGGGTTGTAGGTAGTCTTGACCATGATTAGTGCCTCAAGTAGTCCAAAAGGCGCTCTAGGATCGCCGTGTGCTCGTCGTAAGGGGGTAGGTCCAACTGGCTCTCAATCGCGGCTACAACGAAGGAATAGCCCGCCTCAAAGCCCTGCTCGTACTCGGTCGGCGGCGTGGATGCCTCAACGGGTGCCTTGCAGTCCTTGTGAGCAGCGCTGAACATATCCATGTGGTCAAGCAGATCATCAATGGGTACAGGCATCTTCGGCGGGGATTGCGTAGCACCGCAGTGCTGGCATTCGTATGCTTGGGTTGCCGTGTTGATGATGATGTGGTCAATGTGCATTTGTGGCATTACGTTTTCTCCAAAATCGTGGTCAGGGCGTCAATCATTTGCTTGGCCTGTTCACGGGTGAATTCGGCATAGCAGTTTGCTCCGGGGCGGCTGAGTGAAAGCCACACACCTGCATCGCATGGATTGATGAAGATGTGGGGGGAGTCCAGCTCCTTCCCCTTGATGTAAAACTCTAATTCGTCCATGGTCTGCTCCTCAGAAGTTGTAGTCATAGAACTTGACGGGCTTGTCGTTCAAGCGGAATTTACGGCCATGCGCATCCTTCCAACCCTGCTTGCCAAAGCGGATGCGCAGGACTTGATTGGTTGGGTTGCTGGCAATGTTCCAGCGCTGGTCGCATTGATTGGAGCAGTGGGCAGCAAAGCCGCCGACATGAAATTCCAGCTTCACGCTGTCATCGCGCTCGGCATCCATCTCGCGCACTTCGATGGTCTTATCGCTGATGACACGGACCACCTCGTAAGGGGTAACGTCGCTGTAGCTGTAGTGATTCGCATAGTTCATTTTTAGGTCCTAGTTGGTTGGTTGCTGATGGCTTTATTATTACTCGAAGTTAAAGTAAATACCGTTCTGCTTTGTAAAGATTGTGTAAAGAGATGGGGCCGGAGCCCCGTTGATTAAATTGGTGATCCCATCTCATAGCCGTTAATCACACGGTTGATCCGGTCCCATTTGGCAAGATCTTCCGGCCATTGCATGGCGCGCTCTAGCGCATTGACCTCTTCGTCGGTCAGCTCAATGACATCTTTTTCTTTACCGTCCATGCCGTAGACCACGATTGCGTTGATGTGTGCAGTTTTCATGGCGGCTCCAATTAGCGTGCAGTGACCTTGACCGTGAACACGGCAGTGGTCTTGGTGTACTTGGCCACTTGGTCAGCAGTGATGCCGAGCGCTGCGTAGAGGGCTTTGTGGTCAACGGTGGAGCGGTTGGATTCCATGTACGTAGCTTTGAACAAGTCACCCTCAACAACTTTGTCACCGCCCATGCTGGCGGCGTCTTTGATGCCGTCCTTGATGGCATCGGCTTGCTTGGTCAACTCAGCGATCTGGGCAAGCAGGTAGCCCAGTTGATCTACTTCGCTGGCTGCGATTACGGTCATGTCGGTCATTGCGTTCATTTCACTATCCTTCGTTGTTGCCTGCCTTGCAAACCGTTTGCTTGGTCAGTGAGGAAATTGTAACGCCGAATTACACAAAAAATCATGCCGCCGAAAAATTTTTCACAATTTTTTCTATCGAATACTCAAGTCGATTAGCTTTTTTAATTCTGTTCTGGTGTCCTCCAGCAGCTCGGTTTCCCCAAAGCCCCAATGCTTGGGGAAACCCTTTGTGCCCAGCCCATGGACGCCGGTCTTGCCCCGGTGGTGCTCAGGGCAAAGTGGGATCACATCCATGTGGCTGGCCCTGCGGCCACCGCCGGTCCCCTCGCGGGGATGGTGCAGCTCTGCCGGGGTTCCCTCGTATCCGATGCGTCGGCACACGGCGCAGCCCAGCTCGGCCACCAACGCCATGTGCTTGCGCTCGGCGATGGTTGTCATACGTCAATGCCTTTGTCGGTCGCCCATGCCATCAACCAGTCGATGAACTCCGATGACTCTTCCACAGTGAACTTGTGGCTTTGCAAGCCGAGCTGCACAACCCGCTCCCCATCAAGGCTGGGCGCGACCTTGCCAATCTTGCGGTCGGTCTCATGCGCCCACTGGTCAATCAGTAAGCGCTTCCAGTCATCGGCGGTCCACTTCGACCCAGCCTCGGCCATCCTCTTCGAGATGGTGCTGATGATGGCATGGAACATGTCGTTCTGCTCGGTGCTGCGCCGGGCTTGTTTGATTTCCAAGCGCATCTTTTTACCGGCCTGCAGCCCATCTTTGACTTTAGGCCACAGGTCTCGCATCACCGTCGCAGCTTGCTGGGGGTTGTACAACATCAGGATCATCACGCCTCCTCAATGGTTATCTTCAGCATGCCTCCAATGTCGGCTGCCCAATAGATTCGCAGGTCTTGTATTTGCGAGTCATCCTCGTACACCCCGGCATGAGCCAACGAGTCCAGCGTGGCCTTCAGCAAATTGTCGAGGTCGCGCCTGCGGTTATCTGGGCGGTGCGCCTCCACCGTAAGCCGTAGCGGTCCATCAAAATGCTTCTGGGCACGCTGTATCAAAATCTGGTCGGCCACTGCCTTGCGGTATGCCCGGCCATAGGCAGAAACAATTATCCGACCGCTGACGGTGCGCCAATACATATTGACCGATGGTGGCCACGGCAAGGTGACTTGCAAGGGCATCATTGAACTGGACCTTTTGCGCGACGGGCGCGGATCTGGTCGGCCAGCTTCTCGATATCCACGCATTCTTCGGCCAACTTGGCGCATGCGGCGTTCTCAATGTCCACCGCCTGCCGGGCGGCATCAATTGCAAACACCATGATCTCGGCCTTGGCTTCTTCCAGCGCTTGATCGAATTCCTTTTGCGTGTACATCTGCATCGTGCCGCTGTGGCCAAGAATTTGGCGGGCTAGTGGGCTCAGTTCTGGTTTGCTCATTTTTTAATCAACTTCCATAAAAGTATGTCTACCCGATTGCGTTCACAATCGGCTCTATACCAATCATTGGCGGCTTTAACCCAATCAGCATTGGCTTTTTTGCGTTCCAAAATGGCTTTTTGAAAATCTTCGTTTGTTTTTGCATTTTTCAAATTTTTGGTAATTTTGGCTTGATGTTTTGCAATTTTTATTCGATCAGCATCAGCTTTTTTTCGGTCGGTTTTAGCTTTTTTTAATTGCGCTTCAAGTTCATCAATGTTCATATTCATTCTCACTTTTGTGATTGTTTTTTCATTTCATTGAGTACATGATTTTTGATGCCCTTGAACAGCTCTTCCTCGTCCAAGCGCTTCACTTCGTCCCAAGCCCATGCCTTCCACGCCGGTTCTTTGCAGAGTCGAACATGGTCAGCAAACACTCGGGCACGAATTGCTTCTGGATCAAACATTGATCCGCAACGCCTCTTTGGCGAACTTGATTTGTAATGGGGTGCGCGGGATACCACGCTCGTGATCACGCAAGATCTTCTTGGCCCACCACTTCGGGTCGTTGCTCATGTTCCGATCTTCATCGGTCGTTTCTCGTTGAACATACTGACTGGGCCAAACGCCCCACTGGTGGAAGCTGCACTTTGGTGATCCGCTTCGCACAGACCATTGGGCGTTGCACAGCGGGACGCTGCACTTCAAGCTGTTTTCATCAGGTTCATTTTTCATCATTGCTCCTCATGGTTCCACTTTAATTTCATTTCTAAAAATTTCTTACGAATTTCAGGCGGCATCGGTCCAACCTTCGGCGAGTAATCGATCGAATCTTTTTTTGGAATTGATGGACCATTCATGCACAACCCTTTGAACTTCAAAGCGCTCGGGGGGTAGTCAGGACTGCAACAGTCGATGGCGTAGTCCATGATTGGCCGATAGGTCAGGAAAGAACCTAATTGCTTTTTCCATTCCTGCCGAATCATCTGCGGATCAATGCCATCCCAATGCCGGGCAAAAGTAGCGCCATAAATCGCATTCAACCGAGTGAACACGTAATCGAACCCGGTGTCTTCATCGCAAAAGTTCATTTTTCACCTCCGCAGTTTGTCCCCAAAATGTCTTGGGCGCAGTTTTTCCTCTTGTCAGCTCGGCCATGTTGGCCGCAGCTCTTTGGGATGGAGCCACCTTCTCGGCCATCCATTCGGCCTTGAAACCGGTCCAGCCACGCGCACAGCAGGTTTCCAAGGCCACCTGAAGGCTTACCCCTGCCTTTCGCGCTTCGCGCTCTATGCCGTCAACAGCGGTCTGGGTGACGGCTGCCTTCTTGGCTTTGCGGAGCTGCAACCAGTCTTGCCAAACTGATTCCGTGACGCCGAAAGGCGGAGCGATGGTCTTCTTCTTGGGTAATGTGTCTTGTGTTTTGGGTAATGTGTTATGTGTAGCATTGCCTTCGGATTGCGTTTGCAATGCGTTCGCATCTTTTACCTTTGACCACCGGGCCTTTGCGCTTTCTGCGGCCTTCTCTGATTTCACGCCCACCTTGGCAATTTCCTGCAAAACCCGAGGTGAAACCCATCCATCATCAGTGCGCTGAAAATATTCTTGCAAAACGGTCGCAATGCTTTCGCTTTGCGTTCGCATGCGGATTAACCGGGCAACATCAGTTGGGTCTGGCGGCAGTGGCTTCTCGTGGAGATATGACCAGTCCAGCATCCTGCGATATGCAAGGTCTTCGGTTTCGGTCAGGTGAGCGGTATGGCTCTGATAGTCACCAATGTTGAATTGGTAGTAGTGCATTTTTCAACCTTACGTTCTAGGTTCGCGTTACTGAAAGAAGCATCGGCAGGGCGGTAACGAATCGCCTTTTCCCCCGCTAAAGGTAGCCGTGCCCAAATACTACACCAATTTCTTCGGTCTGCCACCAAGTTTGCCAGATTTTTGGTTCAACTTGGTGCGGTCCTGTCTTTTAACAAGTTCCTCATCTACCCATTGCAGATGATAGCATCCATTTTTTAACACAAAAAAGTCCTTGAGCACGCGCTCGGATTCTGCAATGTCTAACTTTGTGATAGAGGCAATCTGGTCCGCAGGGATTGGCTGCTCGGACATCCAGTACCAGTCCAGCAACCGCCGGAAAGCCAGATCCTCAGCATCCACCAGATGGCCAATGTGACTCCGGTACTCGGTGACCGGGAACTTGTACCACTTCATTTTTTGAACAAATCTGGCCGCAGCTCTTTCGTAGAGACGGCGTTTCGGGTGTACTTGGAGATGGCCACCGACAGCGCTGGGCTTGGGCGGCGGCGGTTGGAACACAGCAATGAAAGCCATGTCCGGGTGATCTTCAGCTCTTTGCACATGCTCGTCTTGGACCCCCTTGGTAGGGTCTGGAAATACTCACTAAGTGTCATGCGGTCTCCTTCAAAGTTTTGATCATATCACGCTACCAAAAAAAATCGTAGGTTGTTGCAACATCGTGTTAAAGTGTGTTACAGTAGTGGCCTGTTTAACTTGGAGGCGCGTTATGAGTGAATACGAAGAGCTCGTCACCGAGCGAAAACGGATGCTGGAAGACGCCATGCACCGGGCCGAGATGGGCATGGCGACAGCACAAGACTGGGACATCCTGCGCTTTGAGTGTGGGCTGCCCCGCCGTGAAGTAATTTATTTTGAAAGAACCATCAATGATCATCAGTGCGAATAGCGACAACTCAGATTTCAAGCAAGTCCCAGCCGGGATGCACCTTGCACGGTGCTACCGGATCACGGATCTTGGAACCCAAAAAAGCGAATTTCAAGGACAGGTGAAATACAACAGGAAGATCATGGTCCAGTTCGAGGTGCATGGCGAAGACGCCGATGGCCAGCCGTTGGTAACGGACAAGAACGAGCCCATGTCGGTCAGCAAGCGGTATACCCGCTCATTGGCTGAAAAAGCCGCTCTACGGGCCGATTTGATCTCTTGGCGGGGCCGAGAATTCACCCTTGATGAGCTGAACAGCTTTGACCTGAAAAACATTTTGGGCGCGTGGGCCATGTTGTCCATTGTGAAGAGTGCCGGTCAGAACGGCAAGGAATACACCAACATTGCCAACGTCAATCCCGTGCCCGCAGCCATCAAGCGCGCCGGGCTGCCCAATGGCCACAACGAGCTGCTCGAATTCGACATGGACAACTTTGACCCCGAGGTCTACAACAAGCTGTCCAAGGGTGTCAAAACAATCATCGAAGGGTCCCCGGAGTGGAAATCACGCCAAGACCCTGTGCGCAAGCAGGCCACCCCAACCGGAAGTGGCTTTGATGACATGGATGATGACGTCCCCTTTTAATTAAAACGGGGGAAAGCGGATGCTGGCGGTATGTATCTTGTCCATACGTAACATCAGATGCAGCGAGTACCCCACCTATTTTTAACCACTGAAGAAACTCATGACAACTGAAACACCAAAACGTATTCAACGCAGTCGATTGACTCATGTCAATTCTTACAAACTTGTGCAATGGTTAAAAGACAATCCGGACATTGTTCGGACTATGACCAAAAGAGCATTAGCAGAAAAAGCATCTCAAGAGCTCGGATTTTCGGTTGATTGGTCTAGTATGAGTGACCTTGCAAGAGATTTAAATATTGAGATTGGACTTCCAAAAGTTATTCGTCAATCTAAAAAAGAAAAATTTAAAAATTTTACATTGCAGGAAGAAGTAATGAAATCGTTAATAAGGGAGATATTGATAAACCGCAAATGGATTGAAGTGCTATTGAAAAAAACATTTAAAAATCAAGAAGAATCTAATGCGGCTTTTAAAGAACTTTTTGGCTCCCCTGACTCAATAATTTTAAGAAGTGAACCTGTGCAAGCTCCATCGCAATAAATGGACATCCTTTCATCCCGTGGCCAAGACTCGCTCATGCACGAGCGGATCATGTCCATGTGGATTGAAGAGGCTTGGAAGTGCCGATACATTGAGACCCCAAAAGACTCACCGGCGCTCATTGACGCAATCATCACCGACGAGCGCGGCGGGACTATGCGCGCAGTGGTGGAGACCAAGTGCCGGTACAACTTGACACTGGTGCAGTTTCAAAATTCATTCAACAACGAATGGCTAATGACATGGACAAAAGTGCAAAACGCGATGCAGATAGCGACATCCCTTGGAGTTCCATGCGTGGGGCTTCTGTATCTGGTAGACGAGAAAATTTTGCTCGTACAAAAGCTGTCAGATCAGTATGGGAGTTTGATGGCGAAGCTAAGAGTAGAAAGCACCGAAACGCAAGCAAATATCAACGGCGGAAAGGCCACCCGGAATAACGCCTTCATCGACATGACCAACGCAAAAATTTATCGAATTGGAAAACAAAGTGCAAATATCACAACCCAGAGCCTCTGAGTCGAATCATTGGTACACCCGTGACGGAATCCCTCGGTACACGGTCACCGGCAAGAACGGCCAGCAGCGCAATACAACGCTCCGAGACGCCCGCATCCAAAGTTTGGTTCCATCGGTCACCACGATCCTGAACGTGGCTGCAAAGCCCGCCCTGACGGCTTGGCTGATGAATCAGGTGCTGATGGCCGCCCTGACGCTGCCAAAACGCGCCGACGAGGCCGATGAGGATTACTGCAAGCGGATCGTGCAGGACTCCAAGGAGCAGGGACGGGCGGCTGCGGACGCCGGAACGGACATTCACGCCGCCGTTCAGGGCTACTATGAGGGTCAGGTAGTCCGAGGCCACGAAAAGTCCGTGGAGGGCTGCGTAGAGGCCATCAAGGTTGCTTTTGGCGTCCAGCCTTGGATTGCGGAGCGGGCTTTCGGCCACGAGCTCGGGTTTGGCGGTAAGTCCGACCTGTACGCACCAGCCCGAGACGGGTTTGACGGCATCGTGCTGGACATCAAGACCAAGGAGTTCTCGGACCCGGCAAAGGTGGATGCATACGATGAGCACCTGATGCAGGTGGCCGCCTACCGCGTCGGTCTGGGCGTGCCCAAGGCGCGCTGCGGGAACGTGTTTGTGAGCCGCTCTGTGCCCGGCCTAGCCGTGGTCAAGGAATGGAGCTCAGAAGATCTGGATCGCGGGTGGAAGATGTTTGTCCACCTGTTGAATTTTTGGCAACTCAAGAATGGACATGAATGATGCTTACAAAAGATGAAATGCGCAAAGTATTCCTGAGCTGCGATATGCGCAGCAAGGATGGCCTGTATGCCGATGAGGTGGACGTCTATGAGCTGTGTGCGGCGGTGGAGAAGGCCGTGGCCATGAAGTACGCCCGCGCAGAGCGTGCGGAGTGCATCAAGTTCGTGCGGTCGTTGAATACCGAGGTGGCTCGGGCACTCAGCGAAAAACGCGGGTCGATGTAAAAAAAAGCCCCCAGCGATGGGGGCTAAGGTCGTAAGACCAGAGGAGAAACTGATGGGCTGGTGTTTTTTGGTTTTGCTTGCCGTGATTGCGGTTATTTGTGGACGCGCCTGATTAAGGTGGATTGATTACACCACGACCTGCGCCCACTTTTCTTTCATATTGGCTTAAAGGGCTTTTAATCCCTGCGCGTGTCAATTCGGGGTTGTCGTATATACCAAGCTCTGCCCATTGACGAGCTTGCTCAGGATGTGCCATCGCGTATTCTGGTGACAATGGCGGGGCCATCATTGCAAAACCGGCAAGAGGATTAATCATGCCAATTGCAGTACGTACAACCGCGCTAGGCATGCGCATAGCTCCAGTTGTCGTGCGTTTTTCGTAATCAGCTTGGGACTCACCGGGTTGCCGCGCTTGAGATACTTCACCATAACCTTTGGCCACATCTGCTGCGCCTGCTCCAATCATAGCCAATGGACTCAAATATTGGCGAAGTCCATGACGCCATATTTCTGGTGTGAAATTGCTTGCTAAATCTGCGGCACTTCCTGTTGCGCTAATCAAGCGCCCAATCATTTCAGCTTTATGTTGGTCTCCAACATCAAGAGCTTCTTGCAATTGGTTTACCAAATTCATGCCATGCAAAAGACCATATCCGGAAGAGCCAATTACTTTACCTACATTTTTTGCGGCTTTAACTACTTCTTGCCCAAAAGATGGCTCACCAAACGAACTGGTAACTGGTGCTGGAGCAGTAGTTGTTGGCAGTGGCGATTTAGCAGGCTGCACAGAAGCATTTGCTCCACCTATAACTGGAATCTCTTCGCTTCCAACAGTTGGAATTCCAGTTTGAGATGCCTGTGCATTTACCGGAGCAGCTTTATATGTTCTAGCCCCAATAGTTGGCCGTGATTCGCTTCGTGGATAAATAATTCCTGCTGGAGAGGCGGTCAATCCCGGTTGTTTTGCTAAAAATTGACGAGCATCAAATTCCGACATTCCAGTACGACGCATCAATTTTGAAATTTCATCAGCCATTTCCTTGGCTGCGGCTTGTTGTGCGGTTTCAATTTGATACCCCGTATGTCGCGCTCTTCCAGTAGTTCCTTCTGTAGATCCTTCTCCACCTTGCAAAATACGTGCAATTTGAGCATCAGTATTTTCAATCGTTGATGCGGATGGGGTTGTAGGCGAAGTGGTTGTTAAATTTTGTGGATTGACGGATGAAGCAAATCCCGGCATTTTTTTCAATGCCATTCCAAAAACATCCGCAAGCTGTTCTTTGGCAAAAGGTCCAATACCCCTAATAACAGGACCTGCTGCGCCAGCTAAAGCGCCCAACTCGCCACCTGCCCATAAATTGGCATCGCGTTTTGCATCAGCAATGAGCTGCGAATAATCAGGCGCGGGAGTTTTTCCCGTGCTGCTTAAATAGCCAAGATTGTCATCTTGCTTTTCTTCAGTCGTAGCTTCAGGCGTTGCTGACAATGATGTTTCAGGCGCAGCTTTAGGAGCGGGTTTTACCGCCTCTTTAGACTTTTTAGTCAGCGCAGGACTGAGATAATCAAATTCTTCTGCTTCAGGACCCATTACTGTTTCCCTTTCGGTTTCAAGGATTCATAGTTGAATCCGGGCTTGTACGCATCTGGATGCGTCAATGCAAGAGGTAGCTCTGGCCTTCCATTTGAAAAATTACCATTGGCAAATGCTGGAAGCGCCTGATGCAAAGCGCTCCAGTGGTTGTTGTAATCATTCACCCTATCTGAGTTGAGCATGCTTGCAATAGTATGACCAGAAGCCGCATAGGGCTCCAGCAGATACGGCATTGTAGATAGCCTCTGTATTTTGTGAAGCTCTTCAGCTATTTTTTGCATTGCGGCCTTCGGCTGCATTTCAGGGTTTACCGCAGAAAACTGCTCAAGCTGCAACTGCTTATTCGTTGATGCCGCTTGCATCTGATTGGCATATTGCTGTTCTTGCGCCAAGTTTTGCACGTACTTTTGCACCTGCGAAACCATCTTAGGACTATCAGTTGGCAGCAACCCATGAGTGCCTCGGGTAATGCTTTGCACAAAAGCAGGCATGGAATCACTCGCCAAAGCATCCCTGATTGTTTTGGAAACGGATGTTGGGCTATTGCGGGCAATCCATGCTTGCACCAATGGGTCTTGTACTAGCTCTGCCGTCTTGAGCAAATTTGTTCTTCGATTGATGGTGCTTGAATCATTTGCCATTGCGGCCAAATTATTTACAAACTCAGTAGAATTTTTGACATTTGTTTCTAGATATTTATTTTTTGCATTAATGTCTAAATCTTCTGGCACAACAGGTTTTGGCACTGGATAGCTTTTATCGCTCCACGAAATTTTGGTAGGCTGTTTTTCAACAGCAACAGGCGCAGCTTCGGTAGCGCTTTGTTGGTCAAAAGCTATTCGGGTATTTGGATCAATACCGCGCTTCTGTAATTGGCTTCTAATCTGGTCCTTCAGATCGCCCACGGTGGTATCGGGCGACAAACGGTTAATCTTGTATTGATCCTTTAGCGGCTCTTCTTTATTTTCTTTCAAAGACAACCCAAGCGATCCCAATTTTGCATCGTCTTTGGCGTTAAGAATTTTTGGACCATCGCCTTGGCCAAACCACCATAAGACTCGGTGATTAAACGCAGTTGGGTCTTTTAATGCAACATGGTTATCCGCAAGGTTGGCATAGTCATATGAAGCCGCTACCTCCGGATTTGTGGCGTACTCCTCCGGTTTAGCATTCATGTGGTATTTTTTGTAAATGTACTCCCGAGTGTCCTTAGTCATTTGGCCTCTGCCAACCGCTGTTGAATTCGGATTTGGTTTTCCGTCCGGGCTTTCATCTTGGTATATCGACTTAGTGATAAAGTCTTGGGCACCCATAATTTTTGGCGCAACAGCAACCGCAGGCGGCTGAACAGCTCCAGCCGCAGGTGGTTGAACAGCAGCTTCAGGTGGCTGAACAGCTCCAGTACTTCCCGCGCCGCCTTTATCAATAACATTCGTATTGGGCGGACGTACCACAGAAGGTTCTTTTGGTCCATATGCAGCTTTTGCAGCAGCTAGCGCCGCTTGATATTCTTGCGGTGTTTTGTATATGTGGTTAGCCACATTGAGATTGATCTCTTGTAAGGCTTGACCGTATTGTGTAGCGCGGCTGCTTATCTCAGAAGATTCCAACTCCCGATTCTTTTGCATCGTTGCAAGTTCAGCTTGAGCAGCTTTTGCTTGCGGCGAGTCTGGTGCAATATTCACTAGCTTAGATACATATTGCGGTGTTAAAGGATCCCCAACTCGAAGCCGTTCCTTTTCCATGTCTGCTACAGACTTGTTCTGCCCCATGGCGATCTTGGACATAGCAAGCTGGCTACGCATCTGCGCGATGGGCAATTGCGATTCGCGCTGCTTTTCCAAGTTTTCGCCCATGGCTTGCGATGCACTACCCAACGATGCCGCAAAGCCGCCCAATTGGGGCTTCAGAAAACCCGCAGCGACGTTGAACCAGTTCGGCTGGGCATAGCGCATCTGGAGCGCATTAACGCTGTCCTGAAGCGATTGCTGGTACTCGGACAGGTCTTCTTCTTTTGCGCCATAGGGATTGATCTTTGCTGGGTCTGCAAATGCAAGACCGCCTTTGATTGTGTCGCCCATGATTTACGCCTTTATCCGTTAACAAATACGGGGTTATTCGGATCTGAATAATCCCAATACCCCAATTGATTTGTATTTGCAGTTGGGTCTATCGAATTGCCACTTGCATCAGTTGAAATCGAACCAGAACCCAACCCAAAATCATTTCCTGCGCCCAAGTTTCCGCCTACCGTAGTGGCGGTTCCACCGGGATTTGTATTCAAACTTGGGATGTACTGTTTTATCGCATTCCACCCAGAACTAATCGCATCGCCGATATTGGCTGCTGGAGTTGTCGTGCCGATGATCTTGCCAGTCACTGGATCGTACTTAGGCTGCGAGGTGAACATGCCTGCGGTCAGGCTGCCTAGCCCGGCTATGGCGGACAACGGCGAACCTTCCATGGTCTGCGTCACCGTCGTTGGAATTTGAGCGCCACTCATGATGGCGGCTTGCTTGGCGGCCACTTCCAACGGGAACAACTGTCTATTCTGTTCAATCTGCTGCTGTTGCTGGCCCAAGGTGGACAACGCATTGACATCGGCCAACCCGCTCTGTTGCACTTGCTGGCCAAGGTTGAGCTGGCCGGTGGCTGCAGCGGTGCGTGCAGCAGCTTCTTGCGCCGCAGTGTTACCCGCAATCTGCCCAGCAGTGACT